TAGAATCAGGAGAGGTAGAATATGTCAGAAAAAGAATCAACGCAGTCCTTGGACATGGTAAATAATCCAGAACACTACAATGCTAACGGTGTTGAGTGTATTGATGCTATTGAGGAATCCATATCAGCCGAAGAAATTAAAGGCTACATAAAAGGTAACTTGATGAAATACACATGGAGATATAGGTACAAAGGAAAACCTGTGGAAGATTTGAAAAAAGCTGAGTGGTATCTCAAAAAGCTTATTGCTTCCGTTGAGGAGACATGTTATAATTCGAGTTCTGTTGTCTCAAAGGACGACTCCGATTATGTAGATATTGTGAGAGGAAAAATACCCCTATGGAAAACCAAACGATGACTACCGCATTACCAACAGATTACCAAACATTTATAGCAACTTCACGCTATGCTAGATGGATAGAAGAAGAAGGCCGCAGAGAAACATGGAGCGAAACTGTTGACCGCTTTATGGAAAATATTGTTAACCCAGTAGACATCAATGATAAAGATAAAAAAGATATACACGATGCTATCCTTACGCTACAGGTTATGCCAAGTATGAGAGCATTGATGACTGCAGGTGCGGCGGCAAACAGAGACAATACATGTATATACAATTGTAGCTATCTACCTGTAGACCATCCTCGTGCATTTGATGAGGCTATGTTCATCCTGTTGTGTGGTACAGGCGTAGGCTTCTCAGTTGAAAGACAGTCTATCCAGAAACTGCCCATCGTGCCTAAAGACATTGACTATGTAGAAGATATTATTGTGGTCAAAGATAGTAAAGAAGGTTGGGCTAAAGCACTGCGTAAGCTTATCTCTTTGCTGTACACAGGGGACATACCTAAATGGGATTTATCCTCTATCAGACCTGCAGGAGCAAGACTAAAGACATTTGGTGGTAGAGCCAGTGGACCAGAGCCTTTGAATGATTTATTTAACTTTGTTATTTCTAAGTTCAAAGGTGCGGCTGGTCGTAAACTTAACAGTGTAGAGTGTCACGACATCATGTGCAAGATAGGTGAGGTTGTAGTTGTCGGCGGCGTACGTCGTAGTGCTATGATTAGTTTGTCCAATCTGTCTGATGATAGGATGCGTCACGCTAAGTCTGGGCAATGGGGGAAGACTGAGAGACAACGTGCATTAGCTAATAACTCTGTAGCCTATACGGAGAAGCCTAACATGGAAACATTCTTACGTGAGTGGACTGCCCTTGTAGAATCTAAGTCTGGTGAGCGTGGTATATTTAGCCGTGAAGCTGCAGACAAACACGTAGAGCGTAATGGTCGTCGTGATACAGGTAAGGAGTGGGGTACAAATCCGTGTAGTGAAATTATCCTACGTCCCTACCAGTTCTGTAATCTTACTGAGGTTGTTGTCCGACCAACAGACACAGAGAAAACTTTAGCAAAGAAGATACGACTTGCTACCATATTAGGTACAATACAATCTACCTATACATACTTACCTTACTTGCGTCCTATATGGCGTAAGAACACTGAAGAAGAAAGGCTGTTGGGTGTAAGCCTGACAGGGATTATGGATAATGAAATTACATCTAAACCTACGGAAAAATGTCTTGACTCGCTTAGAAGTGTTGCTATACAAACAAACAGCGAAACTTCTGAGCAACTTGGAATTAAGCCATCTGCGGCAATCACCTGTGTCAAGCCTAGTGGCACTGTGTCGCAGCTTGTTGATAGTGCCTCTGGCATCCATGCTCGTCATAGTGACTATTATATTCGCACTGTCAGAGGTGATAACAAAGACCCTCTCACGAAGTTCCTAACTGATTCAGGCATACCTGCAGAGGCTTGTGTAATGAAACCAGATAGCACAACAGTCTTTAGCTTCCCTGTCAAAGCTCCAAAGGGTGCTGTTACTCGTAACGATATGACAGCTATCGAACAGCTTGAATTGTGGAAGACATATGCACTACATTGGTGTGAACACAAACCATCTGTTACTATTACTGTGCGTGAAGAAGAGTGGATGAAAGTAGGCGCATGGGTATATGATAACTTTGACATCTGTTCTGGTGTTTCATTCCTACCACACACAGACCATACATATGCACAAGCACCTTACCAAGAATGTGATAAGGATACATATTTTGAAGCGTTAGCAGCTATGCCAAAGAGTATTGATTGGTCTAAGCTATCTGAATATGAACAAGAGGACAACACATCAGGGTCACAGACATTAGCATGTTCTGGCGATTCTTGCGAGGTTGTAGACATCAATGGTTAATAAGGTTACACCTACGCATACTATTGATTGGTATATCAAATGGATTGCAAGTGGTTTTGTGCTGCTTGCAGTCGTCTGCCGTAGTGTGGAAGAAATACCTAATTACTTTGATTTGTATTTTAGTTTTATCGGTACACTAGGCTGGGCATATGTAGGGTTCTTGTGGCATGATAGGGCGATTATGATTTTAAATGGTATCCTGTTATTCTTTTTAACGACAGGAATATTAAGAATGTGGTTATAAAGGAGATTACATGTTACTAGAAGCACTTACAAAAAAACTAGAAGGCGACATTGCTGTTGCCAAAGCAAACATAAATGTATACCTAGACCAATCTGTTGGCATCGGAGAACATCCTGATATTATCGGGGCTATCGAAGGAGAGATTGAAAAGATTGCGTCTGCAGATGAAAAAATAAAAACTATAGAAAATTATTTTGGTTGACATAATAGTTTTAATTTAGTATAATTATTGTGGTAGCTGGCTGTGCCTCCTTTCCTCTCTCTCTAGGTCAGCTACCGCTTTATTTTTTTAAGGAGAAAGAAATGCAAAGTTGGACGTTAACATTTACAACTGAAGAACTTAACATTATTATGGCAGGTCTGGGAGAACTACCAGCTAAGACTTCAATAAATGTAATACAAAAGATTCATGGCGTTGTGCAAACAACAACACCAAAAGATTTAGACCAAATGGAGATACCCCTTGGCAACACTGATAACGAACCTTCCGAATCATAAGGTATATGTAAGAAAAGAATACCTTTATGATTTAGAAAAAGGATATGGAGAATTTGTAGAAGGACATTGGATTACAGCTAAGTCACTTCCAGGTCGTGCGTTTTATTTTGAAACATACCTGCCTGAGTATGGTGCGATGTTTGACAAGCTTCCTATCAGTGCGTTTGTATCAGAGCCTAAGACACCTACACCTGATTTACCATTAAATGATTTACAGTTCTGGAACTGTATGGACTATGGTGTAACAACTATCTATAAGCAGTTTATTGGTAGCATGGATTTTGAAATATTTACAAGAAGTCACCAAACAATAGGTGGTAGTTATGTGTGTACACTTGATAACTATCACGAGTCTGCTGATGAAGTTGACTATAGTACGTCAGAAGTTCCAGAAGAGCATAAGTCATTTAATCTTTTAGAATTAAATAATGGACAATTCTGTTTGTATCCTAACAATCGTATGCGTGTGTATGACAATTCTCTTACACCTAAAGTTCCAAAGCAACCTGACTTCAAAGTATCAACCGAATACTATCAAGTAGAAAATGGATATGAGTACAGGCTTGGAGACACAGAAGAATACTACTGGAAGACAAAAGAAGATGATTAATAAAAAGAAACCTACAATCTACATAGGCTATGACCCTCGTGACCATCAGGCTTATGAGGTTCTTGTTCATTCCATTCAAAAGTATTGTGACAAGTTTCCGATTGTACCTTTAATTGAACCTGCCTTACGTCGTGCTGGTTTGTACCGTCGTACCATTAGGGTAGATGAAAAGAACCCCCGACAGAAAATAGATTTCTTTGACAACAAACCATTTAGTACCGACTTTACTTTTACACGTTTCCTTGTGCCAGCTTTAAATCAGTATAGTGGTCTAGCATTATTTATGGACTCTGATATGTTTGTACGTGCAGACATTGAACAAATCTTTGACCAATATGGTAATAGAAAAGAGTATGCCGTGTCTTGTGTTAAACACAACTACACACCACCAGTAGGTAAGAAAATGGATGGAGTTGTTCAGACCCAGTACCTTAGAAAGAACTGGTCTAGCTTCATGTTGTTTAACTGTGACCACGAAAAAACAAAAGAGCTTACTGTCGATGATGTTAATCTAAAGTCTGGTGGATGGCTACATAGATTGTCTTGGTTACAAGACGATGAGATAGGTTCTATCCATGAAGAATGGAACTGGCTGGATGGACATAGCCCTAAAAACATAGAAGCAAAGAATATACATTTTACAACAGGCGGTCCTTGGTTTGATAATTGGACACCTAAAAGAAAGATAGACGAAGAGTATACGCATGAGTGGAAACTTTTCCAAGATAAAATATATACAGAAAAATTAATGGAGACACTTGCATGAAACACACCTTTGTAACAAGCTTTAATAAAAAACACTACGATGTGTATGCAAAGAAAATGCTGCAATCAGTTGTGGATAACTGGGATAAAGACGATTTTAGATTAGTTGTTTACTACGATGGGTATGGCTGTCAACCATATGATAAACCAGACGACGCACCACAAGCTGACTTCATTGAGTATAGAAACCTAGACTTAATGAAAGCACATAATGATTTCGTACAAAGAAACAAAGATAAGAATGGAAGGTTTGCCGAAGCACCGTACAACTATCGAATGGATGCTACTCGTTTCTGTCATAAAGTGTACGCATATACAGACCTAGCTTATGAACTGATTGACCAAGAATATAATGGATGGCTTGTGTGGTTAGATGCTGACACACTGACAACTAAAAAGTTCACTGCGCAAGATGCAGAAAAGATACTGCCTGATGATAGTGATGTAGTACATCTTGGACGTATTGATATTGACTACAGTGAAACAGGTTTTGTTGGCTGGAATATGGGTATGCACAATGCTGTATCTATGCTTGTTGATATTAGAGGGGCTTATGATACAGATGAAGTCTTTGCTTATCGTGAATGGACAGACTCTTTTGTATTTGAACGTTTATTAAATATCTACAAAGCACATGGTACAAAAACACACAATCTTTCAAAAGATGTACGTGGTCTTGCTGTGTTTGAAAACTCTATCCTAAAAGATTATTTTATACACAACAAAGGAAACTTAAAGTTTGATACAGATAAAGTATCTAAAGATGTTGTTTTTCCATCACGCTACAAACAGCTGGCTACTCTTATTCGTCACTACTCAAAAAACCTTGAGACATTTACAATACTAGAAACAGGTACATGGAATGGTGGTCGTGCAATTGAAATGGCATTAGCTGCTTTTGAAAATGTAGATGCAGTACACTATAGAGGCTTCGATTTATTTGAGACAGCAACAGAGGACACAGATAAAGAAGAACTTAATGTAAAACAACACAACACATTTGAAGCTGTGTCTAAAAGACTAGATGACTTTGCCAAGAAGATGAAGGAGAATGGCAAACTATTTACACACAAACTAATTAAAGGTAACACAAGAAAGACAATGATTAATAGACGCTACGATGATATTGACTTTGCGTTTATTGATGGTGGTCATTCTTACGAAACTGTAAGTAATGACTATAGTTATCTTAAAGATGTGCCTGTCGTTGTATTTGATGATTTCTATGGCTCAACTAATGACGAAGAGATACCAGAAGAATTTAAGGGTATTATTAATGTTGTTAAGGAAGATGTTAAAGATAGAAACAAAACTGTGCTACCATCCCAAGACCCTACAGCACATGGCTTTACTGTACACCTTGCTGTAACGTGGAGTAAAGATGTACCCAGTCCCCCAGAAGATTTAACACGTACTCCTATTATAGTTAAACCTAAAGATTGTATGCCTAGTGACCACATTCTTGATAACATTAAAGAGAATGTAAAACTAATTAAGGACTTTGATTGGGTAGAAAAATACAAGCCGACCGATGACCATGTATGTATTGTATCAGGAGGTGTGATTGATTTTAAACGTCTGCGTAAAGTAGCCAAAGGTAATAAGGCAGACATCTGGTGTGTTAAACATGCGTATCCACGGCTACTGAAACAAGACATTATTCCTGATGCTTGTCTTGTTCTTGACCCACGTTCTATTGAAGGTGAGTCTACTCATGGTGTTGTTCGTAAAACTTTGTTTGAAAACATTAACCCAAAAACCACATTCTATATTGCATCTATGACAGACACATCTGTTGTTAGACACATAATGAGTAAGACAGATAATATAAA